CTTTATGGTGCCCACCTGGGTCTTACCGGACTCGCTCTGCACTCGGCGCGTCCCCGAACTACCTGTTCGGTAGGGCCATCACCAACGGGCATGGCGTTCCCCTTAACGTACGTGTACGTGGAAAGTCTGATGTTATAAGTCTGATTAATTTGTTGCGAATACATATTGATAAATTGGTGAGTTGATAAAGGCTGTTATTAACGCGTTTCTGTGAATGGCGTAGTTGGCCCTCAGATCACAACCCCTACAGTAGGGTGAGATCGTGGTCATGCAGAACCTTATGTAAATATCAGACATCTCGGAGTTGATAACCGTCTCACCCAGAGACATATTACCTCCGAGGTAGTCTAATATTTCCGCAAGGTGGGAAAACCTTTGCATACGCAATATCTTGTTAAATAGCACTGGTTCGTTTACCTTAATCCATTTCTTGAGTGTCAAGCCACTTTTGCTGTACCTTAAGTACTCCCTTGCCTGAATAGCGCGGGATACTGCTACCCTCTCACTACCGTATTGCACGGTATCCCATCTTATCAATTTCATTGATTGTTTGAACAACGTTAAGTTGTCCGACAGCCACAATTCGTTTCCTGGGTTTTTGATTATCCTAGACATCTTTGGAATTGCAACTTCTACTACTTGGTAAGTGTGTCTCTCTAGGGCTCGACGCCATTTTGTTCTGTTGCTTATTGCAGCGGCTGGGACATCATCTGAAGAGACAACTCCAGACAGCTGATCCTCAGCTGCTTTCGCTGCATCTATGTCACTAATACCCAGCTTTGCTGCCTCTGTCAGTATGTTCTCTTCCCTCCATTTAGTCTTCGCCTTTATTGTAAATCCCATCTTCTGTAGCTTTGGCAATGGTGGCACCACCTTTGTCTTACCGTCCCAAATGCCTACGCCTAGTCCACCTAGTTCTGATGGGACAGCAACTGCACCAATGGGGATTTTGTGTAATTGACACCAACGTTCCCTCAGCTTGTCCCAGATCTGATTCAGCTGTATCTGATCTGCACCCCGTCTGAATAAGATACCCGTCTTATCCCAGAATGATCGCAGAACACCCGCTGCTTCCCAAGGCTGACTGGTCCAGGGTTTCCTCTGGACCAGGTTTGGTAACGTTCTTGCCATGTATGAGTAAGTACGGACGTGGTCATACCACACTCGTAAATATTCGGTGTTGTTCGGCTGGACACTGAATTTGCCGCTGGCGAACTCTATATTAAACAGCTGGTAGAGACGTATCACCATTAAACCCTGCCTTTTGCTTCTGCACAAAATATTTGTGTCGTCACCTTGGACATTCATGTAAAAATCCTTCCTGTTCTCACCCAAATGAACACAGCATTCGATGACCATACTGGACACAACTGCATTGTAACCATTGCCCAAGATTGACGTAGCACGGTGGCCGCTCATGACACCTCCAGTCACATCAAGAACCAACTCGTTATGCTTTGTGTTGTCTAAAGCAGTCACCAAAATGCTGTGATCAAAACTTTCCACACATGTTTCACACAGTATTGCGAATATCTCTGGTTCATCAGAACCTGTCTTCTTCGCTGCATCCACCACAACAGACATCAGGGATTTGACCTCTGGTGTCTCTGGTTGGTGGTCGAATGTTGCGAAATCAAACGGTACTCCAATCTTATATCCTAGTTGATCTCGGATATCGATCATCCGTTCCATTTTTGGAATACTCTTCTGTTCTAGAGTGACGCCCGGCCAATCCAGGTAGCATCCACCCGCAAGATAGACTATATAACTTGTAATCAGGTAGTTAGCTAAATCACCTGCAACGGCGAGTCGTATCTTACCCAGCTCACACTTGAGTAATGTTTTGTTGACCTGTTCTTTTGATGAAAGGCACAAATTGTACAAGTAATCTACTTCAACAGCATCTAATACAAAATTCTTTCGACACTTTATCCGTTTAACCTTACCGGATGTTTCGTCCAATATCTCTATTTTACCCTCCGAACTAGCACCAGCAGTAGCCCAACTACCTTCTTGAAGCCACTCCTTGAACCGTATCCGTTTTACTTTATACCTAGGCACGGATGATAAGTTGGCCTTGGCGTAATCGTCAAAATCAAAAGGGAAGTTGTGTTTGACGCCTCCGTTGGCCAGTTTTATTGCTTCATCTCTTAGATCAAAACCCGCAACTGGAGGGTTTCTATAACCGGCCAAACACCCCAACTCAACCAGATGAAACCAGGCGTACTCACCTGACTTCTTTTGTGTTTTGATGAAATCAGAGACCTTCTTAGCTCTATCTACGAAACTCCATGTCCCACCGCAGATGTTATCCTTGCGCGCCAGGACATCCAACACACTCGAGTCACATAATAACAAAAAGAAAATATAGTTCAGAACGAAAATATAATCGACTACCTCACTATCACTCTCACTAAATACGCTGTTTACAGCGGCCATTCTAATGTCACTGCTCCCCCTTAGACACAGCAGTAAATCATAGGCTCGAAG